CGGGACGCGCACGGGCAAATGCGCGGGAACTCCACACCTGCCCCGCACGCAGGGACTAAGCGGCAGTGCGATACCGCAGGCGCCAGCAGGGCCAGAGCAAGCCCTGTAGCCGGATGGCACCAACCCCCAGCACAAGACAGGGCCAAGCATGAACCGCCCCAGGCTCACCACCCTGAAGCCCAGGGTGCAGATGGCCAAGCTCACCCAACTGGCCGCCGTTCCCACCAGGATCGACGCAACCCCCCGCCAGCGTGGCAGTGGATGGATGGCACGCCGTGCCCGGTGGCTCAGAGCCAACCCGCTGTGCTGCCACTGCGAAGCCGAAGGCAGAACCACCCTGGCCCAGGAGGTGGACCACATCATCCCCCTGTGGAAGCAGGGACTGGATGACGAGTCGAACTTCCAGAGCCTGTGCAAAGACCACCACGCAGCCAAGACAGCCGAAGAGGCAAAGGAGCGTGGAAGGGTGGACAGACGCTGATCGCATCGCCTGCGACGTCCTGGCAAGCCTCAGGGGCACGATCAGGCGGACGAGACAGGGGAGGGGGGGTCTCAATCTCTGGAGGGGGTCGGGCTGGAAACCGCCCGGTTCCTCACGCGCAGAAAAAATCGCCCTTTGGGCAAGGAAATCAGCAAATGGCCGGAGTCAAAGGACGAAGCGGCGGCGCTCGGCCGAACTCTGGCGGAGCCCGCGCAGGAGCGGGAAGGAAGCCGAAGGCGCCGCCTGCTGAATCAGCAAATGCCGCAGAACTAGGGTCGAGCGACCCGCTGGAGTTTCTGAGATCAGTCTGGCGTGGCGAGGTCAATGCGACGGCCACCCAGGTTCGCGCTGCCGCATCCGCGCTGCCGTTCGTGCACAAGAAACTGGGCGAAGGCGGGAAGAAAGAGCAGACCAAGGAAGCCGCCGGCAAGGTCGCTGGCAGATTCGCTGCTGCTGCCCCGCCGCGCCTAGTGGCCGCTGGCGGTAAGAAGGTGTGACGATGGAGTGGTCAACTGCCTGCCCAGACTGGGGGGAGAAGCTGGTCGCGCGCGAGAGCATCATTCCGGCGCCGATCTACCCGGATCAGGCCCAGCAGGCGCTGTCGATCTTCAAGGAGCTGCGGGTCGTTGACCTTCCCGGCAAGCCGGCGTTCGGCGAGTGCTCGGAGCAGTGGGTCTTCGATTTCGTGGCCTCGATCTTCGGCGGGTACGACGCGGACACCGGAAAGCAGTTGATCCGAGAGTACGGCCTGCTGATCAGCAAGAAGAACACGAAGTCCACCATCGCCGCCGGCATCATGCTGACGGCCTTGATCCTGTGCTGGCGCGAGGAAGAGGAACACCTGATCCTGGCGCCGACCAAGGAGGTGGCGGACAACAGCTACAAGCCGGCCGCGGCGATGGTCCGCGAGGACGACGAGCTCAGGGCGCTGTTCCACATTCAGGACCACGTCCGCACGATCACGCACAGGGTCAACCGCAACAGCCTGAAGGTGGTGGCCGCTGACACCGACACGGTGTCGGGCAAGAAGTCCGGCCGGGTGATGGTCGATGAGCTCTGGGTGTTCGGCAAGCAGTCCAAGGCCTCGGCGATGTTCATGGAGGCCTTGGGTGGCCAGGTGTCGCGTGACGAAGGTTGGGTGATCTACCTGACCACGCAGAGCGACGAGCCGCCGGCTGGGGTGTTCAAGGAGAAGCTCGATTACTGGCGCGACGTGCGCGACGGCAAGATCGACGACCCCAAGACGCTGGGCATCTTGTACGAGTTTCCGGCCAAGATGATCGAGTCGAAGGCCTACCTGGACCCAGCGAACTTCTACGTCACGAATCCGAACATCGGGCGCTCGGTAAGTGCTGAGTGGCTGGAGGACAACCTGAGGAAGAACCAGCCGAAACAGGATGGCTCGTTCCAGCAGTTCCTGGCCAAGCACCTGAACGTCGAGATCGGACTGAACCTGCGCTCGGATCGCTGGGCTGGGGCTGACTTCTGGGAGCGGGCGGCCGAGCCGGCGCTGACGCTGGATGAGCTGCTGCGCCGCAGTGATGTGGCGGTGGTGGGCATCGACGGCGGCGGCCTGGATGACTTGCTCGGTGTGGCTGTGCTGGGCCGAGACAGCGAAACCCGCGAGTGGCTGCACTGGGGCCACGCCTGGGCCCATGAGATCGTGCTGGAGCGGCGCAAGGAGATTGCCCCGGCCCTGCGCGATTTCGCGGCAGCCGGCGACCTGACCATCGTCAAGGTTCCGGGTGATGACGTGGTGGCCGTGGCCAACATCGTGTGCCGCGTGCGTGACGCTGGCCTGCTGCCGGAAAAGCTGTCGGTGGGCGTGGACGCCGCTGGCATCGGGGCCATCGTGGACGAGCTCACGAGCGATGAGCGCGGGATCACCATGGAGCAGATCACCGGCATCTCGCAGGGCTGGAAGCTCAACGGGGCGATCAAGACGACCGAGCGCCAGGTGGCCGGCGGCCAGCTCAAGCACTGCGGCAGCCCGCTGATGGCCTGGGCGGTCGGCAATGCCAAGGTGGTGCCCGCTGGGAACGCCATATCGATCACGAAACAAGCCTCAGGGGCGGCCAAGATTGACCCGCTGATGGCGCTGTTCAACGCGGTGTCTCTGATGGCACTGAACCCGCAGGGCACGGCCGCACCTGGAATCACCGTATTGGAGTTCTGATGCGAAGTTTCGACCTGACGAACAACCAGCACACAAGCCGTGTGCTAGACGGCTGGCTGGCGTCGCGCGAAGGCGGCCATGCAAGGGCAGGCATTTCGGCGCTCGGCCAAAACGCCGCAACGACCAACCTGACCGCCAACGAGCTTGCCAGCATGCTCGGAGCGTCTCATACGACTGCATCGGGCGTTGCTGTGACGGCAGAAACCGCGATGCGAGTGACGACCGTCTATGCCTGCGTGGCGCTTGTGGCCGGTGCGATTGCGTCGCTTCCGGTTGCCATCTACGACCGAGAAACCGAGGCTCGGACGAATCACGACTACTGGTGGATGTTCAACGAGAAAGCCTGCGACGGCTGGACCGCTGCGACTGCCTGGGAGTACCTGATTTCGTCCAAGCTGCTGTACGGCGACGGGTTTGCGCAGCTGTTGCGCGCTAGCCCCTACAGCAACCGGGTGACCGGATGGAAGCCACTTCACCCCGATCGGGTGGAGCCGTTCCGAGACGCAGAGGGAATGCTCTGGTATCGAGTCACCTATTCCGATGGAAAGCAGTCAATCCTGAACTCGGCAGACGTTCTGCATCTGCCGTCGCTCGGGTTTGACGGCCTTCGCTCGCCGAGCGCAATCACCTACGCGGCTCGCGAAGCGATTGGGACCAGCATGGCGGCCGAAAGGTTCAGCGGTCAGTTTTTCAGCCAAGGCAGTACCCACGACATCGCCCTGAAGTCCAAAGCCGGACTGACGCGAGAACAGGCTGATGGCTTGCGCTCAAGCTACCTTGCCAGGCAGGCAGGAAGCCGCGGCCCGCTGGTGCTGCATGGCGGACTTGAGGTGGAGAAACTGTCCATAACCCCGGTGGATGCTGAGCTTCTTCCAACGCGGCTTTTCGGGGTGAACGAGATCTGCCGCGCACTGGGCGTGCCTCCGCACATGGTGGCGCACACCGAGAAGACCACGAGCTGGGGTTCTGGGATTGCAGAGCAGGGTGCTGGCTTTGTGCGCTACACGCTGCTGCGTCACATCAACCCGCTGCGGCAGGAGCTGAACTCCAAGCTGTGGCCTGTGCGCCAGCGGTACTACGTCGAGCACGTCACGGAAGGCCTGGAGCGAGCCGATCTGGCAGCTCGCAGCAATGCTCATCGAGTCGCGCTGGGCCGAGCTGGAGAGCCTGGTTGGATGACGGTGAATGAGGTGCGAAAGGTCGAGAACCTACCGCCGATCGATGGGGGCGACATGCTCAACACTGGCGCGAAGTCGCCCGAAGGAACGACAGATGAACCTCAAACTGCTGCAACTGCTGCTTGACAACCGGCGGCCTGACGGAAAGGCGCGTTCACGCGTCGAGGCCGCGGCCAGAGATGGCGACGAGACCACCATCTACCTCTATGACCCAATCGTTGGCAGCCGCCTTTTGGCCGACCTCTTCGGCTACGTCTGCGCGCAGGAGATGGTGCCTTCGATTGATGGCGTGAAGTCCGGAACGATCGTGCTTCGGGTGAATTGCCCGGGTGGCGACGTCTTCGCGATGCAGGCGATCATGAACGCGCTGCGATCGGCATCTGACCGAGGCGTGAAGCTGGTTGGTCAGGTCGATGGCGTTGCCGCGAGCGCGGCCACCGGCATTTTGGCCGTCTGCGATGAGGTGGTCATGGGCGCCGGCACGCAGTACATGATCCACAACAGCCAGGGAATGGCGATCGGCGACAAGAACGAACTTCGCGCCCTTGCTGACCTGATGGAGAAGGTCGACGTCGGCATGCTCGATGCCTACACCGCGAAATCTGGCAAGCCTGAGGCGACGGTGCGTGCTTGGATGGATGCCGAGACGTGGTTCACAGCCGAGCAGGCCGTCGACAACGGTTTTGCTGATCGAGTCAGCGACATCGGGAAGAAGGTCAAAGCCTCTGTGGATTGGAAGCTGGAGGCCTTCGCCAATGCGCCCAAGGCGCAAGATCCGCAACCAGCCCCCGAGGCTGTCAGCGATCCCAAATACATCACCGACGAACACCGCGACCGCGTGAGCCAACGCATTGGCCTCATGAATTCGTCGCTCAACGGTTCACGATAGCGCCACTCGCGCAGTGAAGTCCCAGCCCGCATCCGCGGGCTTTTTTCATTCCACTGAAAGGAAATAACCATGAGCAAGATCGCTCAATTGCGCGAGGCCCGCGATGTCAAAGCTCGCGAAGCCAATACGCTGAACGACAAGTACCCTGCCGACAAGCGCATGGAAGCCGCCGACGCCGCCAAGCTCGATGCGCTGCTGGCCGAGGTCGAAGGCATCGACGCCGAGATCGCGCGCGCCATGAAGGTGGACGCGCTGTCGGCACCCGTCGCCGGTTCGCAGGAAGAGCAAGCCCGCGCACTGGAAGCTGCCACGCGCACGCCTGGCCAGCACGTCAACCCTGAAGAAAACAAGGCGCTCAAGCTGTTCCTCTCGGGCGGGCTGAACGCGCTGACGCAGGACCAGCGCAACGCCATGGCATCGCGTGTCAACCCGGACATCCGCGCCGCCATGTCGACCACCACCACGACCGAGGGTGGCTACACCACCGCGCTCGAGTACCAGCGAAGCGTGGAGAAGGCGCTCAAGGAATTCGGCGGCATGCGTGAATGCGCGACCGTGTTCCAGACCGCCACTGGCATGCAGATGCAGTTCCCCACCGGCGATGCGACCTCCGAGGTTGGCGAGATCGTGGGTCAAAACTCTGCGGTCTCTGGCGCGGACACCACTTTCGGGCTGGTGACCTTGGATGTGTACAAGTACTCGTCCAAGAAGATCGCTCTGCCGTTCGAGCTTCTGCAGGACAGCTTCATCGACATCGAGGCTTACATCCGCGAAGTGCTGCAGATGCGACTTGGCCGCATTCACAACGCGCATTTCACCACCGGCACCGGCACCGCCCAGCCGCGTGGCGTTGTGACGGCCGCCAGCTCTGGCAAGGTCGGCACCACCGGCCAGACCGCCACCGTCACCTATGACGACCTGGTGGACCTGGAGCACTCGGTCGATCCGGCCTATCGCCGCATGCCTGGCGTCGGCTTCATGATGAACGACGCCTCCGTGAAGGTGGTGCGCAAGATCAAGGACAGCCAGGGCCGTCCGATCTTCGTGCCTGGCTACGAGCAGGGCAACCCCGGTGGCGCGCCGGACCGCCTGCTGAACCGTCCCATCTTCGTGAACCAGGACGTCGCGACCATGGCCGCCAACGCCAAGTCGATCCTGTTCGGTGCGTTCAGCAAGTACCGCATCCGCGACGTGATGGACCTGACGCTGTTCCGCATGACCGACAGCGCTTTCACGCTGAACGGTCAAGTGGGCTTCGTGGCGTTCATGCGCTCGGGCGGCAATCTGATCGACGTGAGCGGCGCGACCGTCAAGTACTACCAGAACAGCGCTACCTGACCATGGCGAAGGCAAAGGAAAACGCCAAGGTCAAGGCGCGCGTGCTGGTCAGCGGTCAGTACGGTGAAGTGGACGATGTTGTGGAGGTGTCCGCTGAAGAAGCGGCTGAATCCAGTGATATCGACGCTCACCCGGACGCCGTTGCCTACGCCGAAGGCCTGAAATCCGAGTGATGTGAAGGGCCCTCTTCGGAGGGCTCTTTGCATTGCGCGATCACCTGAAACCCAACGACACCGCCGCCGAAGCCAAGCCGCGCGGCAAGAAAGGCGCATGACCATGCGACACATCAAGCACCTCGCCGGCATCCTGGCGCTGGCGTTCTTCGCCCTGGTGGCCCTGCCTGCCCAGGCTGGCGCCCTCACCAACTTCGCCGAGAACAAGATCGTCGATGCCCTCAAGCGCGGCCAGACCCTTGGCGCGCCCGCCACCTGGTACATCGGCCTGGACACCGTGGCCTGTGGCGAGGATGGCTCTGGCACCGAGGTCACGGGCGGCAGCTACGCGCGGGTGGCCGTGGCCTCATCGCTCACGGCCTGGGCCGGCACACAGTCGGCGGGCAGCACCACCGCCAGCTCGGGCACCAACGGCACCACGAGCAACAACGCCGCGATCAACTTCCCCACGCCCACTGCTGGCTGGGGCACCGTCGTGTCGGTGCGATGGTGGGATGCATCGACCAGCGGCAATGCCTGGATCTGCACCAACCTGGGCACGAGCAAGACCATCAACAGCGGCGACACGGTGAGCTTCCCCGCGGGCTCGCTGACGTTCCAGGTCGACAACTGACGGCCATCAACATGCTGAACACCCAACAACTCATCGTCCTGAAGGCTGCGATTGCAGCCGAGACCGATCCGGCCTTCGTCACCCTGCGCCAAGAGGGTGGCACTGGCCTGATGGCGGAATGGTTCAACGTCGCAGCCTCTCCGGCCTTCGTCGTCTGGCGCACCTCTGTGTCGCAAGACGAGATCATGCAGAACGGCTTCGACTGGGTGCAGGTGGACAACCTGTCGGTCGGGAAGGCCCGCATCTGGGAGTGGCTGTTCGACAACCAGTCGAACACCATCAACCCGAGCAAGGCCAACGTGCGCGCCGGCATTGACGAGGCGTGGAAGGGCACGACGGCCATGCTGGCTGTGCGCGAGGCTGTCTACGGCCACTGCAAGCGCAGTGCGACCCGTGCCGAAAAGCTGTTCGCATCTGGCGTCGGCTCTACTGTTTCTCCTGGTCTTCTGGGCTGGGAGGGAACGGTGAGCGATTACGACGTTGTGCGCGCGATCAACGAGGTCTGACCGTGGGCGCGATCACCACCGCATGGGGCACGAAGACCGCCCTCACCACGACCGCGCTCAACTCGTTGGCGTCGGCCACTTACGTGAGCGCCGGCACCATCGACCTGACTACCCCGGACCCGCTGGACGTGGTGGTTGAGGTCGAGGCAACACCCGGCACCGTGTCGGGCAACAAGCAGCTCGTCGTGTTCGCCAAGGTTAGCCTGGACGGCACCAACTACTCGACCGGCCCCGAGAGCGGCAGCACTGCGACCGACGAGCCCAACCTGTACCTGCTGGGCGTGTTGCCGCTCAACACGAACAGCACGCTTCAGCGTGAGTCGTTCAGCGTGCTTTCGGCGCTGGGCTTCGTGCCGCCGTATCTCAAGATCATCGTGAAGAACGAGACCGGCGCAGCCTTGGCGGCCTCTGGTCATGCGGTGCGCTACGCGGTTATGACCGGCAACGCAGCCTAAGCGATGGCCAACCTGATTCTCCCAAGTCGCCGAGTCGTCGCACCCCAGCAGGGTGTGGCGCTAAATCGCGCAAAGGTGAAGGAGACTGGGACGCTTTTCGCTGCATTCGCAGGGACCGAGTTCCGCGATGTCGTCAGCGGTCTGCGCTTGGCGAATCCAGGCGGTAGTCGCGCCGCCGAGCGTGGCCGCGTCGCCACGTTCAACGGGGCGCAGTCAACCAACCTGCCGTTCACCATGCCGAGCGGCTACACCGGCCTGGTGGTTGCCGCCAGAATCCGCGCCACGGGGGCGCAGCCAGGAGACCCTGGCGCGGCTTTTGGCATTTACGCCAGTACCGTTGACCAATGTGGCTTTGGCGTCGGGTTCAACTCGGCAAGCAATCAAGTCGGCACCGCTGCGCTGACCAACAATGGCTCATTCCTCCCCTCGTACTCTCCGGCCTCCATTGGCCAGTGGTTCACTGTCTACGCTGAGGTGACGGCTGCTGGGAACGGGTTTGCCGCGTGCTACGTGGACGGCAGGCCGGCCCAGGTGCAGGCCAATTACAACGGCGGGTTTCCGGGTCCGCCAGACGAAATTGTGATCGGGGGTCAACACCGGGCCAGTGGTTTCCTCCGCTGGTTCAACGGTGAGATCGAATGGGCCGCTGTGTTGCAGGTGCCCGGCGCTGTCGCGCTGACCACCACCGGCCTGACGCCAGAACTGGCGGCGCGGCTCTACGCGAGCAACTATCCCTACAACCTGCTTGCCCCAATCGATCGACGCATTCTGGTGGCGGTGCCAACTGGTGCCACCTCGCACTCGCTGGACGCTGCAGCTCAGGCTGCCGCCGCTGCCACGGCGGCGCTCTCGGTGCAGGCCAGTGCCCAGCTCGCCGGCTCTGCCCAGGCACAGGCTGCAGCATCTGCAACCATGCTCAAGGGTGTCACCCTGGCCGCGGCCTCGATCGCGCAGGCAGGCGCCAGCGCCAGCCTGGCCCACGGCGTGCCTCTGGCGGCCAGTGCGGCCGCT